CAAATCGCTTTGGTCATCGCTCATGCTTTCACAATCCCCCTTGGATCTTCGACTACAGCTTCTACACTGTCATCGTTGATTAGTCGGAACTCCTTACCGTGAATCTTGAATCGTGTACCGGAGTACGAACGCATCAAGATACAATCCCCTTCTTTGCAGTAGGGGCCGTTAGGGAATCTTGTAGGGTCTGTGTAGCAATCTGGGCCTAATGCAAGCACCACGCCTACGATAGAACCAATCTCCTCATCGTGCAGGGTCTTGGACGCCTTTACGATTCCGCCTTCGAATTCCTTCTCAGGCTCAGGGAGTGCAATAAGAATTTTATAGCCCGAAGGCTTTGGAAGTTGAGACGCAACTTGTGCTTCTTCTTCACTCATGCTCACCTCGCACTGGGTAACGCCCAGAGTCGTTGCACTAGGAAAACGCCTAGAGTCGTTGCACCAGAAAAGCGTCTGGAGTCGCTAGTCTTGATACCGGGCTTCTACGTCCAGTATCTCTCGCTCGGCTATCGCCAAACCTTTAATGATTCCACAGCACTGTGTGTAGTCTGCGTGATCATTACAAGCACCGCCACTAATATGATCCGAAATGTCATTCATGTGCTCTCGAATCTTAGAGCGGATGTACTCAGTTACCGTTGATTCCTCAAGGCTCATTTATTACCCATTAAATCCTTAGCAATATCAACACCCAGTTTAGCACCAGCTATTTGCTCTTGGGAAGCTATTCGATCTTCTTCCAATTGCTCTTGGGAATTGTCTCTAGCTATTTGAGCACCAATCTTTGCGGTCTGGATGTCTTTTTCCTGATCAAGCTTGGCCTGATCTAGCTGAGACTTGGCCATTGCCTTCTGCATATCCAGCTGGATTCTGGCCATTTCAGCCTGAGCCTTACGCTGTACGTCGGCTTGCTTGATCTGAAGCTCTTGCATCTGGATCTGGATAAGCGGATCTTGCATTTGCTTCTGAGCCTGCTCCATTTGTTGCTCACGCTGTGCTTTACCAGACAATTGAGCCGCCGCTGGCGCAACCAACTGCGAAATGCGGTACTCGATATCTTCTGGTAATGGCTCTTCTGGCGGTGGCAACGGTACACCCAACTCTTTCTCCACGCCCTGTCGGTATTGGAATGCCAAGTGCTCTTGAACGTGGGCCGCAAGCTCTGCCTGCGCCTTCTTCGCGTTTGGACTCTTGGCCATAACATCCATGACCTGTGGATCTTGGAGCAAACTCATGTGAGTCTGGATGTGAGCTTCGTGATCTTGGTAGATAAACGCCTTGATTGGCTTTCCGTTAAGCAGATTCATGTTTTCGCTGACCGGATCGGTCGGCTTCATGTCTGCATCGGTAGGAACAATCTTATCGGCGTCACGAATACCTAGAACTTCTAGCATTTGTCGGTGTAATAGTGGCATGTCGTACATTTCTGGGGCTTGTGCCGCCAGTTGTAGCGCCGCTTGGTACTGCATAATGCGCTGTGCCATCGTTCCGGCGTTAGGATCGCTAACAGGGATGATGTCAACGCGGTCATCGAAGTCCTCAGGGACAATCGGGTCGCCTTTTGTAGCGTATGGGTACTGATCTGGCCCAAAATCCCGCACAACATGGGTCAATATGCGTAGTTCTACCCGCATTGAGGCGTGTAAACGCGCTTGAACCGCGCTCATTACCTTCATTGCCCGCTCTAACAGCGCAAGAGTCGTGCCAACAGGCGCTTCCGCGTTCATATCGGCGGCTTTTACGTCACCTGCAGACGCAAATCGGCGGCCTTCCTCTACAATGTCACCCATTAGCTGGTATAAAACGTTGCTCGGCTCTTTGTAGGGCAAGAAGCTGATGTTATCTCGGATGGTTCCACCCGGAACATCCACGTCTCGGAACTCTCCGGGCATGATTGGGGTGTCATCGCCCTTGATTCGTAGCCCTCTGGACTTCAAGCCACCCGGCAAGTTGGACAATGTGCCTGCATCAACCAGTTGTCGGAGCAGTGACGTGGCAGATTTAGCCAATCCACCGATCATGTGGATCAATCCGAAGCCATAGAACCCTAATCCGGGCATGTACTGGTAGTGAACGAAGTGCTCTCGCTTCAATTTGCGGGCATCTTCCTCGTACCAGTTGCGTCTGATTGACAAAATAGTGCGTGATGACAGGTCAATAGTGACTACATAGGGCAATGCAATGCCTGTTTCCTCGCCACCTTCGGTATCTTCGAAGCCAACAAGGTCAAGATTGACGTGCATTTCGAGCAATGTGTGCCGATCATCGTAGTCATAGCTATTCGAATCGCCAGTTAGCTCGTTATATTTCTGCTCAACCGGATCTACATCGGGAGCAGGGCTGGGCAAATCCACATCACGGAAGAACCCAGACACTTGAAGCTTGCGAATATCGTTACTGCTCTTCTTCATGACGTGAGTTGAGCGCTCACAGGTCGTCAAATCAGACGCGCCATAGCTCACCACGAAGTCTTCAGCCGGTACAAACATACTGCAAGGGCGACCCAAGTTAGGATCGTAGTACACCTTACGGAATGCGCTACCTGCCAAAGGTAAAGAGAACAGCATCTTCTCCGTTTCGGAGCGATACTCTGACATTTTCTCAGTCAATAGATAATTCAGGTAGTCCTGAACACGCTCGGCTTGCTTTTCTTTGTCAGCATCAATAACGCCAACGACCTTAGTCTTTACAGGTCCGCTTGCCGGAAATATCTCTTGGATTGACTGAGACTGAAAACGAATCACTGATTCTGTTAACAGCGGGTGGAAGACGCCACACGCGCCATCCCAAGGCGTTGTACGGTCCTCATGCTTAAGACCCAATAGGTCGAGACCCTTAACGTAAGAACGCTCCCAGTCGGCTCTGCTTTCCTTGTCAGAGCGGAACGATCCAATAAGCTCAGATGCCAGTGAATCTAGGTCGCGATCATCCATAGCCTCAGCTAGGTTATCGTCATGGCCTAGACCCATCATGTCACCCATGTCAGGGTCGAAGTCGATCAGCATCCCGCCCTCAGGCGTGTTAATACCTACCTGCTCGGGATTAACAATCTCAACTTCTATCTGTTCGCCTTCTTCTAAAGGCTCGCCCATTAGGGCGCGATCAATAGCCATTAGCCGTTCTTAGTAAACGTCTGTTGACGAGCCGCACCACAGCCGCGAGCTTTTGTCTTGCCGCCTGCCGCCATGCCTTTAGGTTTCATCACCTTTCCGCCTTTAAAGTAGCCTTTAGTTTTGTTGACTTTACCGCCACCAGCCATCTTGCCTTCGCCATCTGCCGCAAAAAACGGAACTTCTTCGCCTTTGCTGTTTTTAACCATCTTAAGCTTGCCGCCAGACTTGTAGCCCTTGGTCTTCATTTTGCCACCGGCCATGTAACCTTTACTCTTCATCTTCATCGGAGTCTCCTGCATACATATTGTCGAACACCTGATTCACGTCGAGCGTGTAATCGAGGTCTGACTTGCTGTAGTGAATGTGTTGCGAAGGACGGAAGTCCGGTGCCCCTTCGCCTGTTTCGAACCATGCAGGATGTGTTACCCGCACTCTGTTGTTTGGTAACGCTACGATATTGCCCGTCCACGGGCCTGCATCTAGTAACTCTAACACATGGCTTTGCTTATGCTGGGCTGGATCGTCAGCTATCTCGTTCTCTGCATAGTCTACAGTGAAGTAATACTTAGCAGGGAAAAGCTTGCCATCTATCTTAGCCAGCCACGGACAGGGTGTTGCCCTATCTAGCTTGTATACCGCGTGGTGGTGAGAGCTACAATCCCAAGGTTGAGCCGCCCATACAGGCATTGGCTCTGGCCATTCTTCGTAGGGTGTGTCTGCCACTAGCGCAGTAATCGGCATTCTGGCCCACATTGCACCGCCGTGAACGTTAGGCTCATCGGTGTCATATGTTTCAGCGCCAGTAAAAATAACCTGAAAACTCAGACAGCGTGTCGGCATCGTAGTCACTGCAATCGCCATAGCGTGCAGAAACTCGCCGTGGTACGCCGTATGGTTATGGGTATACTCGCGCCTCACCCAGCACTTAAAGTGCGGTATGTTGCTTTGCAGATAGGCCATCAGCGTTCCTTATAGAAGGTTTTTTCCCACTCAGCGTGTCGCTTGATGGGTTCCTTAAAGTAACGCATATGGCGTGCCATATAAACCACAAAGTGGTTCAGCCAGTTCAATGGCCAAGGCAACGGTCGCATGTAATCCAAAAACAAAACAACGCGGTCTCTGTCTGTGGCGTTAACCGCAAAGTGCTCATACGTATCATCAAAGACAACACAATGGCCTTCCTTCCACCTGTACTCTTGCTCGTTAACCACGAGCGTACAGCCACTTCCCCCAGCCGGAATATCTATTCCTAGATGAATCCTTAATATGCCGCACCACGGACCTTCATGAGGCATCAGCATTTTCTTAGGACCAATCACTGAGAAGTACGCAGATACGATATTAGGATCTGCATCCAGTATTTTCATGGTGCTAGGAAACTGCTCACAGTTCTTTTCAAACCGGATCTTCCCGGCTTTCAAGAAAAACATTTTCCACTTATCGTCGTTCGATATGTAGATCTGATCAGGGCTTATATCCTGAAACGGCGCAAAGTCTTTGACCCGATCTCGTATAGTTTCGAACTCGTCACGGATGATCCAATACTTAGACTCAAGCGTCTGCGTGACAGGGAACAATTCCTTGTCAAAAAAAACGCCCCCGCCATGCTTACTAAAGCGACGGAATATCGGGCGAAAGAACTTCTCAATTAGCCAGCCGTTGACTTCTATCATTAGTAGTACTCGGCTTTGCGTGTATAGACAGGCTCATCTTCTTCATCTGTTACCAGACGTAGGAAGCCGCCCTGCCTGAATCTCAGGAGTGCCTGAGTCGAGGAGTCAACAAGGTCATCGTGCTCCCCTGCGGGGAAAGACGCGAACTCTTCTATCACTTCTTCTGCAAACCGTATACGGGGTGCCCAGACCATGCCAGAGGCGAAAAGGTCTGCTACCGCGTTCACACGAGCTATCTTGTCGTTACCACGCGACGGGGTGTATTCAGATACCGGAATACCCATCGCTCGTAATTCGAATATCAGAGGCGTACCCGCCGCCTTTGCTTCCACAATAAACGCATCAGGTTGCCAGTCTGTCCACATCTCGAATGCGGTTTTCTTTAGCTCTGGGAACTCTAAACGT